AAAAAATAGCAGACTTTACTAATCGTACCCCCTTTGGCAAAAAATTATCAAAGGAGTATCTGGAAAGGATGAGAGATGTACCTTGTGTGTGTGTGTTAAATCGTAAAACTTTTCCAAAAACAAAAGAGTGTAAAAATATTTTTTTTGAAACATTTATAAAACAAAAATTTCCAAATTTAAAAATTTCCGACGATGTTTGGCGACAAGCAGAATTAAAAATTGATAAGTCATATGAAGAAGCCAGTAAATTCTGGATTCCGAAAAAATTATCAATTGATAAAGATTTATTGTGGCTCGCCACTGAGTTAGCGTATATTCATATTGGAAGTTGTTGTAAAGACGCAGGTGAAATGACCTTTGAAGAAATATTAAATTCGTGGGATGGTAAAGCCTCCCCAGGTTATTATTTTAATATGCGTCATCAGACAACTAATGAATTTATTGAGAAGGAGCCGGTTTATAAAATATTAAATGAGTATTGGGAGAAGTTATTAACAACTCCGGAACCGGACTTATATACTAATGCGCTAAAAGCAGAATTACGAAAAGTCGGAAAAAATCCCCGTACATTTATGGGTAGTGCTCGCCGTATGTTAGCAGCGAAACAAAAATTATTTCTCGGACAAAACAGAAAAATTATAAAAAATTTCTGGAATCAATGGATCCGAGTCGGAATCTCCAATTTCCATGGACAATGGGATATGTTATATCATAAAATGAAAGGTGTAGCTGGCCAAAATTGTTTATTCTGGGACAGTGATGTTTCGGGATGGGATAGGTCAGTTCCAAAAGAATTGTTAGATCAAGTATTAAAAATTCGCTGTCGATGGCTTCCTGATAATTTATCAACGGAAGAAAATCAGAAAAGAGCGAAGATATTATATGATTTGGCAACTGAAGGGTTTGTATTGATGGAAATGGGTGAGGTAGTACAAAAAATACGTGGCGTCGCCTCTGGTGATGCCTTAACTATTTTTGATAATTCAATTGCCCATGAAATTGTTGCATTATACGCCTTATTAAAAATGATCCCGCGACACCAATTGGATGAAATGTCTATCCCAAAAATATTTATTTTAATTTTTAATCATGTTATTATGTCCTATATGGGGGATGATAATTTGGGAGGTGTCAATTTGGATGAGTTCCCGTGGTTTGATGAGCATATTCTTCGTCAAGCGTATGCTGATTTTGGGTTTGAATTAAAGCAGTTTAATAAATCGAAAAAATTGGAAGATTTGCAATTTTTATCACGTGGATTTGTCAAAAAACATGGAGTTTGGTGTGCTGTGCCTGATTATGTGAAAACATTATGTCAGGTAGTTTACGGTGGAGTAACTAATCATCCGAATGATGTTTTGGAGCGCACGTTAGCTTTGGAAAAAGAAGCGTGGCCCAATAATGAATTGTATAACATCATTCATCAATTTAATGCATGGATGTTTGAGAATTTGGGAGGTATAATGGAAAATCCTGAAAAAGGTAAAACCCCCTTGAATATTCTCAAAACAGAATGGTTAACTGAAAAAGAGTTGCGTCAATTACATTGCGGGAAATGATCCGGTGCTGCTTAAATAATTAGCCGGATATCTTAATATAACAAGTGCGGTTTTGTCAGTGCAAATAGCAATTGACGTACTTAAAGCGAATTCTCGCGCATTAAAAAAGAAAACGCGTAAAAATCTCGAAACTGAGTTTGAAGCAGCAGTTTTACAACAACTCCTTAAAAAAGAAACAGGAGTTAAAGCACGTTTACGCCGTAAATTGCAAGAAAAAGGATTACAATCGCAAAATCCGTCGATATTGTGCGATAACGGTAAGTGCCTTGAGTGTACAAAAGAACAAATCTCAGAAGCAGTTAACCAAAAAA